ATTCTTTAAACCCGAATGTTGATTATATAACCAACACTGAATTAGATATATTTGAATTTATATCATTTAAGAAAATAAAAAAGGGTGAGGAATTATTTATAAAATATGACAAGAACCCAGTGTTTATAAAAAATAAAGATGAAGATTAAAACCTTTAATAGTATCGTACCAATATTTGATGGGTCAGTTGAATCCACATTAGATAACGATGTTAATGATTGGATACTGGAGGAGTCACCAATAATTACAGATATAAAATATTCAATAAGTGGTAATAAACACTATGGTGCAATTACAGCCATTTTAATAATATACGAAGAAAAAAAGAAAAAGAAAAAATGAAAGCATTAGTAATTTATGGGGGTGGTAGCAAGGGTGTATTTGGTGGTGGTGTTGCACAATATTTAATAGACGATGAAAAAAAGAATACGATTTATTAATTGGGGCATCAACAGGTAGTTTAATTAATGTCGTCACCATAGATATCTTTCTTAGTGACACATTTTTCTCTGATTAGTTTTTCTACGTATGCGAACATCTTTAATCCATTTTCTTCACAATATTCTTTTAATAGTTTATGTGTTTGTGGTGTAATTTTTAAGTTTTTGTCCCTTTTCATATACTATAAATATAAAACTATGATAAAAGTATGATAAAATTCATACTAATTTTGGGTATTACATACCCATAAGAAAAACTTTTGAATTTTCTGGTGTATTTATTGAGAAACGGATAATAAAATAATAATTAAAAAAACAAAAATAAATGGCATCAACAGATAAAATATTTGTTAGTCCAGGTGTATTCACATCAGAAAAGGACTTAACATTTGTCACAAGACAAGTTGGGGTTACTACGCTAGGATTAGTGGGGGAAACACCAAAAGGACCAGCGTTTGAACCAGTTTTCATTTCAGACTACGATGAATTTCAAAAATACTTCGGTGGGTTAAATAGTGAAAAATTCAAAGGAAGTGGTTACCACAAATATGAATTAAATTACATTTCAAAGTCATATCTTTCTCAAACTAACCAACTATATGTTAGTAGGGTATTAGGCTTATCAGGATATAAAGCAGGTAGTGCATGGTCACTAACATTAGACGCAGCGTTGGATCCAGACACAGTAACGGAAACAGTGTCAGCAACAACTTACGGGGTTCTTTTAACTTATAGTGCCACTACAGCAGGAACACCAACTTCATTGGTTTGGGGTAACTCAAACTTAGAGGCACTTTACAATGATGGGGAAATTTCTTCATTATTTACAACTATCGGTAGTAAGTCGGTGGGTGATATAATTGCTCAATCAACCGCAAAATACGTTAAAACAGGAACTAGTTTCTCAGGTGCGTCTTTCAGTATGGAAGTAACATCAAGTGGGTTATCTGGTACACAAACAACGGGAACTACGTCAGGTACGGTAACTGAATATGCAGGAACTTCATACTCATCTGTTGAGGATGTGGTGGTAGCGACATTAAGATCAAGAGGTGCAGTTAATGCATCAGAGGTAATGGTTTATAATGTATCAGCTACAACATCAGTAGGAATCGGAACGACACCTACTGGTTATATTAAAGATCCACTATCAAGTCTATCAATTACTGGTACAAATAAAGATATGGAAACCTTTAATTACAATGTATCTTTCGATAAAACAAACACAAATTACATCACTTCTGTATTAGGAAGGGGAGCACAAGATAAAGACGCTGAATTATGGGTAGAGGAATTCTATTCAAATACATTGGATGATTTAAATTCAGATGGTAAAGTTAGGGGTATAAACTCAACAATCATACAGATTGATAAGGATACTGTTGATACAAACTTAAATGACTATAATGAAGCTTACAAATCAGCAGCATCTCCATATGTATTATCAGAATTAAGGGGTAACAAACTTTATAGGTTATTTAGGTTAGTTACAATATCTGATGGTAATGCAGCAAATGAGGATATTAAATTTTCAATCATTAACATTAGACCAGATGATAAAACATTTGATTTGGTTGTTAGAAAATTTGCTGATGACGATGCAAGACCTACCATTATTGAGAAATACTCTCAATTATCTTTAAACCCAGCAGAAAATGGATTTATTGGTAGAAAGATTGGAACAACTGATGGTGAATATCCATTAAGAAGTAAATCTATGATGGTGGAGATGGCTGAGAATTGGCCAACCAATGGTGTACCTGCTGGATTCGAAGGAGTACCAGTTAGAGATTACATCGGTGGTAATGGAACGGCAGCACAACCAACATTAGAATATAAAACAGCCTATTCAGGAACCGATAAGAAAAGAAAAGTTTACTTAGGTTTAAATAGTGTTATCGGTGTTGATCAAGATTTCTTCAATTATAAAGGTGTAAATGATGATAGTGATATTGCTGTTTGGACTGGAAGAACTGATGGTTACCATTTAGATTCAGGAACAACTTCAACTTCCATTGAGGGGGTAACAATTACGTTAGGTGATGGTTCAATTTTCACACCAATATTTAACTTTCAAGTAGGTAACGCTGAGTTTAGAAATGAAGCTAGTTTAGAAGGAACTGACTATGAAAAAATAAACTCTAGAAAATTCACATTTGCACCTTATGGTGGATGGGATGGATGGGATGTTTATCGTACTGAGAGAACAAATGATGATAGGTATAAAGTTAGTGGAACAAGAGGAGTTGCAGGTGGACCTGATGGAACAAACATATTCGATAGTTATGTAACAACTACTGAGGAAACAGCAATTGATTCTGATTATTACGCATACTTTGAGGGTTTAAGAACTTTCTCTAACCCAGAAGCAGTTAACATTAACTTATTTGCAACACCAGGTATCGATTTAAGAGATAACATCGGTCTAGTAGGTGAAGCTATTGATATGGTTGAAGAAGATAGAGCTGATTCATTATATATCATTACAACACCAGATTTAGATAGTGGTGGAACGGTATTAACAGAAGATGAAGCGGTTGATATTATTGAAGATTCTTCGGTTGACTCAAATTATTCAGCCACATATTGGCCTTGGTTACAAATGCAAGATACGGAAAACAATCAATACCTATGGTTACCACCAACGGGAGAGGTAGTTAAGAACATTGCACTTACCGATAATGTTGCCTTCCCTTGGTTTGCAGCAGCTGGTTTAAACAGAGGTACAACAACAGCAGTGAAAGCAAGAAAGAAACTGACGTTAGATCAAAGAGACACTCTTTATGAAGGTAGAATTAACCCAATGGCAACATTCTCAGATGTAGGTGTGGTTATATGGGGTAATAAGACACTTCAATCAAAAGAGACAGCCCTTAACAGAATCAACGTTAGAAGATTGTTGTTACAAGCTAGAAAACTTATATCTGCAGTTTCAATCAGATTATTATTTGAGCAAAACGATGATGTAGTTAGAAATCAATTCTTATCACTTGTTAACCCTATATTGGATAACATTAGAAAAGAAAGAGGTTTAACTGACTTTAGAGTTCAATTAGATAACGATCCAGAACAGATTGACAGAAATGAGTTGTGTGGTAGAATCTTTATTAAACCAACAAGAACGTTAGAATTTATCTGTGTAGAGTTTAATATAACCAACACAGGGGCTAATTTTGATAATATTTAATAAATAGGTTTTTATAATAATTTTAATAAAAGGTGGCAAAATTTTGTTACCTTTTATTTTTTGACTATATTTATCGTATATAGCTACTAATAGAACGAATAAAGATAAAACCTATGAAGATGAAAAAAATAGTAAGAATGACATCAAACGACATTGAATCAATAGTTAAGAAAATCGTTAAAGAAGAGAATATAAATGAATTAGATAAAAAAACTTATACTAGGGCTGCTGGTGAAGCCAGAGAACGAGGTATGAGTAAATTGGGTGATAGATTCGCTTCACATGGACGTGACTTTGGGACAAACATTGTTGGTGACATATCTTTTGATATTCAATATTATGGTACCAATGTTGTTAAAAATATAGAATTTAGCCCCGATGGTTTATCGTTTAGGGGTGATGTAAATAAGGGTGATGATGGTGAAACATCAAAATTTAGGTTTGATATTTTCGTAGACGAAAGAAATAATAAAATTAAGACATACTTACATGGAAATAATGTATCCTTACCATCAACAGTTAAAGATGCAAGAAACTACCTTCAATTACTTAATGATAATGGGGTTGATACATTTGGTATTAGACCTAAACAAATAACTTCTGGTTATGCAGATTTTGTAACAGAAAATGATATTAGTAGAATAGTTAAGAAAGTGATAACAGAACAATCACAACCAAATAAGGAAGAAGTGGTGATGGGTTGTGTTAGAGATAACGTAAAAATAAAGGATATGGCATCGTTACCTATGTCATGTATTGATATGGTTATAACAAAAGATCCAACTAAAATGTGGGGTTGTATGTCGAAGATAGATCAAAAAGATGCCGAATTAATATGGAGTAAAATTGAACCAATTTCTAAATGTGTTGAGTCTAAATTAGGTGGTAGTACACAATATTAATACATATTGTGGTATTGGCTTATTAAAAAAATTACATAAATAATTATGAAGGTACAACTAACAGAAACACAATACGATTTATTATTAGAGTTTCAGAAAAGAGCTTACTCTTTTGATTGGGATGATAATATTTTAAACATGCCCACACATATCCATTTGGAGAAGAAAGTTGGTATGGATGATTGGATACCTGTTGATGTTTCTACTGCTGAATTTGCAGAGGTAAGAGGTGAGTTAGGTGGTCGATATAGACTATTAAATGATGATGCTAAACAAGCATTTGCAGATTTTACAAATAATCACCTATTTCAATTAGATATTAAAAAAGCAATAAAAGAAAAATCATTCGGACCAAGTTTTGAAAAATTTAAAGAAGCATTAATGTATGGTAACGATTTTTCAATTATAACTGCCAGAGGTAATTCACCTAAAGCGTTAAGGGATGGGACACAATTACTTATTGATTTATCGTTTAGTGAAGAAGAGAAAAGAACAATGGAGGATAACCTTAAAGGTACCACCATTAAACAATATTTAGATTTACAAGACTATCACCCAGTATCATCAGAAGAATTCGGTAAAAGGTTTGGTGTGGATGTTTCAGGTGGTGGTGCTAACCCAGAAAAATCAAAAACTATTGCGTTAGAAGATTTTGTTAGAAGAGTTGTTCAATCAGCAAAACAATTACAAGGTGATGATGGTTATGAGGGATTGAGTGTTGGGTTTAGTGACGATGATTTAGGTAATGTCATTAAAGCTGAAGAGTTTATTAGAGCTGAATTACATAAAGCATACCCCAATATTAAGTTTTTAGTGTATGATACTTCAGACCCTAAAGACACTAAGAAAAAAAGAATTGTAATTAAAAAGTAATTTTTCTGAAAAGTAAATATTTATAAATAAAGAATAAAAGAAAATTAAAACAATACAACTATGGCAGATTTATTAATGAGAATGCCCGTTCCTTACGAACCACTAAGAAAGAATAGGTTTATATTTAGATTCCCAGATGAATTGGGTATTCAAGAATGGTGGGTATCCACAGGTTCAAGACCAAAATATACAAGTGACGAGGTAGCAATCCCGTTTTTAAACACTGAAACTTATGTTATCGGTAAATTCAGATGGGAATCAATACAGGTTACATTTAGGGATCCTATCGGTCCATCAGCGACACAAGCACTTATGGAGTGGGTAAGACTTCACTCTGAGTCAGTAACAGGAAGACAAGGTTACGCTGCTGGTTATAAGAAAGACGTAGAATTAGAAATGTTGGATCCTGCTGGTGTAACGGTTCAAAAATGGATTCTTCAAGGGACACAATTAAATGATGCTGATTTCGGTGGATTAGATTATAGTTCTTCTGATTTAGCAGAGATTACTTGTACTTTAAGGTTCGATAGAGCGGTTAACGTATATTAAACAATAGACATACAAATATAACTATAGAAAGCTTCCCTAATAAGGAGGCTTTTTTTGTTTTTAACCATATTTATAAAGAAAACAAAAGCATGTCGAAAATAAATATTAAGAAGGTACTTAAAATAACGGAAAGCCAATATAAAAGACTTATAATTAATGAAGAATGTGATGTTGAGTCAGCAATTGATTTACTGAAAGGTGATTATAATATAACAAAGAAAGGTTCCGATGCAGATAATAACACATTGATTAACAAATGTTTGAGTGAGAACCCATTTATTAAAGGTTTTTATAATGAAATATTGAAGGTAAAAACCGTTAAAATGTCGGTTGTACCAAGAGGTTATGGTTGTTATATATCGGTTGAACCCAAATTCTTACCACCCAATAAAGATAATATATGGGTTAATATTAGAAGCAATAAAAAAATAGATGTGATGTATGTTTTTGACAAATCTCTACATAGTGTCATTAAAACTTTATGGTATCAAGGTGATGTTGATGGGGATAAATATAGTAACTTGAAACTACAACAACCATTAAATTCGAATATGGATAAGGTTGGAGAATCTATTCTTGATTCAATAGGGGTAGATTTAAATAATTTTTATATCGGTAATTGTAAATCCGGTGAGTTATTAAACAGTAGTTATAAGATACCAAATCAAGGTAATGTGATGTCTAACATAATTGGTAAGATGAAGGTTGATGGTAATTTTAATCCAAACGGTTGTAAATAAAATTATAAAATATAAACAATATGAAGAATGAGGTTAAATTAAATGATCAAATAAAAAGAATCAAACAACTATTTACGGAAGAAAGGTTGTATGGTAATTTAGTTGTAAATAACACCATAACTGAGGGGAGGTTAAGTTGGTTGGACAATTTTTGGAGATCGTCAACAGCAATCAAGAATCTTAGTAAAAAATCAAAGAAGATTTATGAAGCAACAATAGAATCAGTAGGTGATTCTCTTTGGTCGGTAGCCTATAAACATATTGTTACCAGCAAAATAGATGTTATAAACGCTTTTGATAACTTTTTAATAAAAAACCCCACTATTAAAACTAAATACAATTTAAGTAAGGATGATATGGGGGATTTCTATGAGCAGTGGATGGGGAATATTCTTATGTCTTTGAAAGATGGTGACGGGTGGCAACAAATGATGAAAAACTATAATCTTAGTGCCGATGCTTTTGGTGAGGATAATTTGATAAAATTTATAGATGTATTTTTAGGTGGTAGTGATTCTATTAAAAAAAGGCTTCGTTTATCCAAAGTGAAATTGGGCAAACCTAAAATTTCGGAGGAGCTGTTTAAATTACAAAAATCTGGTATGGGTAAACGACTTCAGCAGGTGAGTAGACAAGTTACTAAAAAAATAATGAAAGGAGGAAAGGCTGCTTATGTGCGTGGTAATGTGGTAATACCACACCCCAATGGTAATGTCTCAGCCGAAGGGGTAAATAAGGCAGTTGAAGAAGTATTGAAAACAGCGGGTATTAGTGCGAAAATGCTAAAGGCAACCGTTGGGATGTCCATAAAGGTTTGGTATGTCAGCAAACAGCTTTTTAAAGTTCTGTTATGGATTGGTGGAATCGCAGGCGTTAATGGTATAATCGCTACTATCACAAAAGATGATCGCGATGATTGGAGCTTTGACGATTTGTTCCCAGGAGTGCTTTTCGGTTGGATTCCGGGGCTTCCTTATGCTATGGAAGTGATTGGGGATGGATTTAAAGGCATTGGGGGTTACTTTGCGACATTAACTAATAATCAGATAAGAGAAATTGGTGAAGAGCATGTTCAGCCTATTTTTGAGAAAATGACGATTAGTGATGTTAAAGGATATGATTGCAAAAATTTTGTGGATGGTATGTTAAAAAAAGGGTATGATGATATTGGACTTGTAGGTACATTGATAACTTGGGGTACGCCGATGACAGAGGAAGATATTAATAAAAAAATTAAATCATATGATTGGACAGATTGTTGTAATAAACTTAAAAAAAATACTGCATTAATGAAAATAAAAAATAAAGAGGAACAAGAGGAATATAACTCTGAAGTTGATGTTATTAAACCAGAAGAAGTAGTAGTCGCACTTAAACAAAAAGAATCGGATGATGATTGGGATATCCCCCTTAATCTATGTGAAAAATTTAGTGTTTGGTATGGTGGAGACGACGGTGTGCCTTGGACTACTGATAATCCTGAACAAGTGAGTGCTGCCGCTGTTTCATATTGTGAATCATATAGTGATGTCGTTGGTTGTCAAGAATCTTTTTTGGGTGTAATAAGTAAATGTCCATAATAATTAATGAGTAAGATTATCAAAATAACAGAAAGTCAATTAAAACGTTTGTTATCTGAACAAGATGACATGTTAAGCGCTAGAGGTGATGATGGATCTGCGTCAGGTGAATATAGTGGAGGAAATTCTAATTCTTCTAAATATGAAACGATACCACCTGTTAGTGGTGTTAAGAAAAAAGGTATGGTTATTGATCCAACTTATAAACCTGATATGTCTACAGGGTGGTTGGGTCATACTTTAGAAAAAGATGGTTATGTTTATAATGGGTTTGGTGGTAAACCATTTCACTCAAGTTATTTTTGTCCTCGATACACCGGGCCAAATAATGGGGGAGATGGTATAAAATTACCTAACAAAGAAATTACGCAGTTTAGAGATTTAATTTTTAAATTAATAGGTAAGCCCAAAGGTCCGTCTCTAGACCCTTATTATATGAATAATGTTTATAAGGGATTAAAGTATTATATTAACAATGTTGAGACTAATCAAAAAGGTTTTGTATCTGATCGTTGGGGTGAAAGTGATAGGAAGAATTATGTAAAAATGTTGCGAAAGTTTAGTAGTTATGTTGGTAGCGGCAATTTAACGAATAGGTGTTGGCATTATTCAATTCCCGATGTTATGAATCAGGTTATTACTAAATCGGTAAATGGTGTTTGGGAATGGACAAGTAAATGTGCGAGTGATTATCATTGTGTATTAGATGTAGCCTCTATTGTAGTATTAATAATACCACCACCTGCAGGTGTTTTAATCTCAGCAGGTTTAGATGTAGTAAATTCAATAGGGTACTATAGTGAAGGAAGTTATTTAGCGGGGTCACTTACATTATTAGGGGTAATACCTGGTGTTATGGAAGTTAGAAAAATGACTAGCCCTGTAGTTGTTAAAACTGTAGATGAATTCCTACTTAAAACTAGTAAAATTACAGGTGACGCAGGTAGTAAACCTACACAAGAAGCTATAGATAAAATATATACAGAGGTTTTCGCCAATAAGGGTTTAACTAATGTAGAAATTGAATCTGCTCAAAAATATCTAAATGTGTTACAATCCAATAAAGAATTAATAGAAAATTATTCTAGAGTGGTGAATGAATTAAGTAAATACAATAAAAAAGTATTATTACCTATTATTGATAACCCATCTTTTAAACAAATAATGAAATCTAATAAGGGTGATGTTGTTAAATCATTAAAGGTTTTTAGTGAAACTGAAATGGGTCGAGACGTATATATACAGATTGGTGCATTTGGGCTTGTAGAGGCTCTAAGCGTAATGGTGGTTGATGATGGGGAGACTGACGACATTGTACCAGATTCTTTAATGTTAAAAAACATAGTGGATGTTATAAATGATAAAAATGCTGGAAATTGGAGGGATGATATTCCTGATGAATGGAAATAAATTTATATAAGTTAACTATTTATTATAAAGAATAGTTACATATATTATAAAAAAAAGTTTTATGGAAAATCAAGAACACAATAACCCAAATTATATACCAAAAGACCTTCAGATACCTTTTGATTTAATTGAGTTACCTTCTCAAGGTATATTATACCCTAATAAAAAGTCTTCCGTTAAGGTTGAGTATTTAACTGCGTTAGATGAGAATATTTTATCGTCACCTAATATCATTAATAGTGGTAAAGTGATAGACATCCTTCTTGAAAGAAAGGTTAAAGACTTAGGGTTTGACCCTATTGACTTATTAGAGGGTGATAGAACAGCTTTAGTCGTATATTTAAGAACAACTGCGTTTGGGGAAAAATACAATCAATTGGTATTAGATAGAATTGGGGAGTTGGTTGAGGGGGAGATAGATTTGTCACAAATTAAACCAAAAAAATTATCCATACATCCCGACACAAATGGGGAATTTGATTATAAGTTACCTAACTCAGGTAAAATGGTTAAATTTAAATTATTAACCGGAAGGGATATTAAAGTTATTGATGAGATGGATAAGGAACATATGAAAAGATATCAAACTGACATTTCTAATAAAATAATTTTCAAGTTAGAAAGGTGTATCGGAGAGATCGATGGGGAAAGGGATAAAATTAAACTTTCTAACATTATTAAAAGGTTAACCATTATAGACTCTAGAAAGTTAAGGTCTTACATAGACAGTATTGAGCCGGGTTTAGATTTTGATGTTAAGGCTACGACTCCTGGGGGTGAGTCGGTTGATACATTTCTTAGATTCAACTCATCTTTTTTCTGGCCTGAACTCTGAATATCTATCACACCTTCATAAAGAAATAAATAGTTTAATAAGGTATTGTAATTACACATATAGTGATTTATTATTAATGCCTACTTGGTCTAGGCGATTAATGTTGAGTATCAATAATGAAATAAATGAACCAAAAGTTTAATAATGATATTTATTAATAAAGGATATTATGGGGAATTTACTAAAACAAATTAATAAAATTAACGAATCGGTAGAGTTTATTAATCAATCTATTGATACCATTATCAACGAGCAAAACACTTTAGATAAATTGAAGTCTCTACAGAGTGATATTGAAAGTAGAGCGTCAAAGTTCACTGGTAGGGGTACCGGAAGTTATGATAATAGTAAAAATTCGGTAGCACAACAAATTTATGATGGTGGTTATAAAAAAATAACTATTAATTTTTCGAGTGAAATAAGTGTAATTAAGGATAGTAGTGGTAACACCAAAAAAATCAGTAATGGGGAGAAAACATTTGACATAAAATCTTATGGTGGTGGTGATACAATTAAAGTTAAGTCTGATAGGGTGTATTACTTAATTTCATTTAAACACAAAAAAGAAAATACTAGAAATGGTGGTGAATTGTCTATTTATAATGAGTCAGATTCTACAAATTACCCACCTACAGATTGGGCTGGTTCAATAACTAATTTTAAAAAATAAGATTTAAATGGCTGATTTCAACCCAGAAGAAGAAGATTTAAATGAAAAAATTAAAATAACCAATAAGTCATTACGTGAAAGGCGTTCTATTTTCACAGACATCGCTGGTGTTTCTGATGAGGTTCGAAAGGGTCAGGTTGAACAGATTAAAAACCTAGAAAAATTAATTGCCAAAGGTGGTGATAGGCAATCAGAATATGAAGCCCTATTAGCTAAGCAAATCAAGTTAAATAAAGAAATTAATAGAGAATACCAATTAAGGGGTAGGGTCACTAGTGGTTTTAAAAAGGTAAAAACTGAATTTTTAGATTTCTTTAAAACACAAGCAGCGTGGTTTAACCTAGGTGAACAAATTGCAGAACAATACCTCACTGTTGGTAGGAATGTGGGGTTAAGTGTTGACGCTTCAAAAAAATTAGGGGATCAATTTAAAAGGGCTGTTCCTGATGTGACGCTTTTAGGTGGTGAGGTTTCAGATCTTACAAATATTTACTCAACGTTTTTAGAACAATCAGGTAGACGAAGATTCTTTAATCAAGATGATTTAATTACTATAGAGGGAATGGCTAAAGGTTTAAATATGTTACCAAGTGAGGCGGCGTCTATGGCTGAAAGTTTCGATTTAATGGGTATGAGTGTTCAGGATACTGAAAAGGTTTTAAAAGAAGCATTCGTAGCATCTAATAAGATGGGACTGAATTCAAACAAAGTTATTAAGGTTTTACAGAGTAATATGAAACAGATGCAAAGTTATTCTTTTAGGGGTGGTGTTAAGGGAATGACTGAAATGGCAAGACAAGCGGTTAAGATGAGATTAGATGTGTCTGATGTGTTAGGTATGGCAGATAAGTTTTACCAACCAGAAGCAGCAATTGAAGCCGCAGCAAATTTACAAATGTTGGGTGGTGATATTGCGGACGCTTTCGGTGACCCTTTTGAAACTATGTATCTCGCTAGAAACAAACCAGAGGAGTTAGCTAAAAAAATGCAAACTATGACAGAAAATATGATGTCATTCAATGAAGAAACAGGTCAATATGAATTTCCGGCAGAGGTAAGGATGCAATTACAAGCTGCGGGTAAAGAATTAGGTATTAACACAGAAAAAATGATAGAGATGTCTCGTCAGACATCAAAAATTAAAGATATTAAGATGAAAGTTGCTGGTGATATCGACCCTGACGTTGCAGAAGCCGTTGCTGGGATGGCTAAGTTTGATAGTAACCAGAAAAAATGGCAAGTTGATTTTGGTGGTGAGAAAATTGATATTGGGGATTCATCGGGATTACAAGAAGCAATAAAGGGGGGGTTATTAGATCAAACTAAAACTGATAGTGATATATTCAAAGATATTGCAAAAAATACTTTGACAATGAGCCAAAGTGTTGCTAATATTGGTAAAGCAGGAACAGAAACCATCGCAACAGAAAGTGGTGCATATGAAGCGGTTCAAGAGCAGTTAAAGGGGACTATCGGTAAAATGGAGGTTGAGTATATGGCTACCGCAAAAAAGATTGCGGAAAAATTAGATGTAAAACAATTATTAGAAGATTCTGGTTTAGGTGAGGGAAAAGATGCTCTAGCTAAATCAATTGAACTGGCGGCGATTACACCAATAACAATGTTGAGGGAAGCTTTAGATAATGGTATTGATATCACAAATATGGATCAGTTAGATGGTGTTTTAGATAGGTTAGAGGGTGTTTTAGATAAATCACTACCATCAAAAGGGGGGAACAATAATAGTAACCCAACACCCCAAAAAGGTGGTGGTAAAATTGCGGTGAATAATTTTACAAAACAAACCTACCCTGAAGATTCATTAGTGATGGCTGGTGGTACACAATCAGGTGGGAACAACAGTACCCCAACAAATATTAATATTAGTATTAATGGTAAATTAGACTTATCTTCAAAAGAGACAACTGCATCAGTAGATGTAACTAATTTAGATATACAAGAATTTGTTAAAATGGAAATAACAAATTCTTTAAATGGAGCTAATTATTCAGGTGGAAAAGTTGGTTCTTCATTAAATACGGCATAAATATAAAAATAATCTTACCATAACCTTTACTTAAGCGATTTTCGGGACGGTCCTTATAACAGGATAAACAAGATTAAATAATTATAAAACAAGTTTAAAACTTGAATATATAACAAGAACAATATATTACAAGATCTTTAATATAATATATAATTCCTGGAAATTTCTTGTTTGATATTTATAAATAAAGAAAATTTATGTCTGCTGGAATATTAAATAAGGATTTATATGTCAATGGGGTTAAGACAACAACTGCTGAGTTAAGAAATAGGTTGTTGGGGAGAAACCTACCACCACCAATACCCAATTCTTTAAGAGAAACAGAATTTGCATCTTACTTTGGTAGTTTAGGTCAAGTTATTAGTTTACCTAATCCACTTATAGGGGAGTACGTTCCGAAGGTAGATGAGGGTGAATATCCCTTAGAAGATGTTTCCAACGAAGAAAGAGAAAAACAATTATTACTTAATATCCACAACGCAGCGAACGAAGAGGAGTATAATCAATATAATTTTAACGTACCACCCACACCATTCCCTTATTTACCTGCACCATACGAAAGTTATTACGATGTCACTAACATACGTTCTACCTACCCCGTATCCCTTAACCTAGATAGGTTTAAATTGGTTGCCACAGGTGACGAAATTGGACGTAGAGACCCATATCAGCTTATCCAAACCAATGACGTAACAACAAATACGGAGAGTTTTCTTGGTATAATTGGGATGGAAAGATTAAAGTCTTCTATATTAGACAGAAAGGCTCAAATCATAGAGAGTGAATTTATTCAACCAAACAAAACCCTAAGTGCATTAAAAAATGGGGCGAATGTAGATAGTTACGATATTACAATACCGAAAGATAAAGTTGATAAAACGGTTACATTTATAAATTATTTAGATGGGTCAGAAACACCCTATAGTCAATTACCTGACGAAGCGGTTGGTTGGCAAGAGTATTCACAAATCAAAGGTGATGAAGGAAAGGTAATGGATATATTAGGAAGTTTAGGTGTAAAATCTGATACCGCATTATCAACCGAAGCAAGGAATAATGAAATGTTGTCTAGAACAAGTGATGGTCAAAAACTTTTATTATATACTAATTTAGGTATGAATAAGTTTATCCCTAAATATGAAGATCCTAGATTATCATCATTGTTAGGGTCAGATGCACCAAAAAGCAGGTATTATATCGGTGATGATAGAAGTACAAATAGAGGTGATACACTAACGAAAGTGTTTAAATCAGAACAATTTAATGATTCGGTAGACACAGAATATAAAACAAATGTAGAAGATGATTTCTTTTGGAAGTTAGACGGTGGCGAGTTTAACCCCGATACTTTATTAGGTAAAACCCAAAAGTTAGTAAACGATAATTCAGACAGAATATTCATAAACCAAACGGATAAATTTTTTAAAGATACAATTGCAGATAAATATATTTCAAGAGGTAGCGCAATAAAATCAAACGATAATGACGCTACATCATTTTTCAGAACTTGGACGGTTGAGCGTGGGTACTCTTACGAAAACGCAATTAAAAAAACAGGATTACAATTCAAAAAAGGTTCTATTGGTAGAGACAAAGACACACTAAGTGTTCTACAAGCTAATGGTATAGTAAAAACGCACCCAACATCATTAGATAGAAATTCGGATAATAAGAAATTTATGTTTTCAATAGAAAATTTAGCGTGGTCAGATAATTGGGATGACCTTCCACCTTGTGAAAGAGGTAATGGTGATCCTATATCGGGTAATAAAGGAAGAATTATGTGGTTTCCACCATATGATTTACAATTTGATGAGAATGTAGCTGCTAATTGGACACCTACAGAATTTATTGGTAGGGGTGAACCACTATATACTTACAATAACACTAAGAGGTCTGGTCAATTACGTTTTAAAATGTTAGTTGACCACCCATCGGTTATAAATGAATTTAGAGGAAGACAAAGTGATTTGATTGAGAAGTTATTTGCTGGTGGTAGAACAGTTGATGAATTTATGGATAACGCTAATTTGGTTAATGTTATAGATATTAATACTATGAGAGCTATTGAGAATGCTAAAAATTCATCAATAAGACAAGCATTATCGGCGCCAAATATAGACACAACTGCAACTAAAATATACTTTGATTCAACAAAGCGCGAGCCCAGTGAAAGTAATGTTAAAAACCAAGATTGGTTTAATAATTCAACATCTAACGGTCTGTATAAAGACATCATTGATAACGCACCAAAAAACGATGATGATAAACCAGTTGTAATTGTGGATATTAAAGGATACGCCTCAAACTTTGAATACTCAGATGAGAATTTATCTAGAAAGCAATTGAAAAATTCGACACAAGTCATAAGTGAGTTAAGGGTTGATAATATTAAAGATGTGATGATAGGTTTGGGTGTGGACGCAGATAACATAACAACAAAATCTTATGGTGCAACAAAATCAAACAAAAAAGAATTTGTGGAAAGTGACATGCGAGTTGATTTCACCATAAAATTTGAGCCAAGGAAGATAGAGTCTGAAAACCAAAATGCTGAAGAAGGGTTTAAGATTGATCCTGAAAAATTAGTTAATGTAACAATTGATGAGTGTAATTTCTTTGACATTATTGATGATAGTTACCCTAACTACTTCAAAACCATATCAGAAAAAATAAAGTATTTCCAACCAGCATTCCATTCGATGACACCTGAAGGTTTAAATAGTAGAATGACATTCCTACATCAATGTATGAGACAAGGACCAAGTATTTATGATAATGTGGGTGGTGATAGAAACCCCCAAAATCTTGCTTTTGGTAGACCACCAGTTTGTATATTACGTATTGGTGATTTCTTCTACTCAAAAGTTATTATTAATAGCCTTTCAATAAATCACGCTGGGAGCGGATCAATACAATGGGATTTAAACCCAGAGGGTATAGGTGTACAACCAATGGTAGTTGATGTAAATTTATCCATTGATATTATAGGTGGTCAATCTTTACTGGGACCAATTAATCGAATACAAAATGCGTTATCATTTAATTATTATGCTAATACTGAATTTTATGATAGAAGATCTGACAAAATTCAAAAACAAACCACTGGATCAAAAATAATTGATGGGTATAAACCTAACCACGTCCCTCCAGAAAAAGAAAAAAACATAACCATAGATGATTTAACAAGAAGGGAACAAAGGAAAAAGAAAAGGGAACAAAATAAACAAGAAAAAGAATCGGAGAGATTAGCTGAAAACTCCTCACCGAGGTACACCGATGATCTGGGGTGATAAATTCCAGAAAACCTTTATTAAAAAAATAAAACAATTAAAATGATATATAATGGCAAAAGAATATTACGATAGA